TAAAACATTAGGAACAGAAACCTCATATTGGAGTAGCATATATGTTGGTGAAGAATCAGTAAACTTTGTTTCTGGTTCTGGTACTGGAAGTGCTATCATATCTTCTATTAAAGCATACGGTGAAACTGGAGTTGCTGGAGGGTTTAAAGGACAAATTTTTACAGAAACTAACAATAACCTAAAAGGTTCTTTTAGTGTAGGAAGAAACAATAGAGCTTCAGGAACAGCTTCTTTAGCTAATGGATTGGGTAACACAGCATCTGGGGATTGGTCTCATGCTGAAAATGGCTACACAATAGCTTCAGGTCACTATTCACATGCTGAAGGCAGTTATACACGAGCATCAGGTGCATACTCTCACGCTGAAGGAGCAGCCACTATAGCTTCAGGAGCTGCTGCTCATGCTGAAGGTTCTTCTACTGTAGCTTTAGGTGTTAGTTCACATGCTGAAGGCTTATATACAAGAACATTAGGTTCTTATTCACATGCTGAAGGTAGTAGAGCAACATCTTCAGGTGATTTTTCACATGCTGAAGGATCAAGCTCTATAGCTTCAGGTATTGCTTCCCATGCTGAAGGTTATCAAACACTAGCATCAGCTCCTTATGCTCATGCTGAAGGTGTGGCTACAACAGCTTCAGCTACTGGTGCCCATGCAGAAGGTGCTCAAACACAAGCTACAATGTGGTATGCTCATGCTGAAGGTTCTTTAACTATAGCTGCGGGTGGAGCATCTCACGCTGAAGGTCAAGGAACCCAAGCTATAGGAGGTCATTCCCATGCTGAAGGTTCAGGAACTATAGCTTTAGGTGATGGTTCTCACGCTGAAGGATTAGAAACCATAGCATCCGGTTCATATCAAACAGTAGTAGGTGAGTATAATGCTCTTGGTGACACAACAAGTCACTTTATTGTTGGAGGTGGAGTAAGCGGATCTCGTAAAGATGCATTTAAAGTAACTAATAGTTCATCAATAGTAGTAGCTATTCAAACTACTGCTCCATCATGGACAGGTGTTGAAGGTGAAATGGTTCCTTTTGTAAGTGGTAGTGTGTATCGTTTATATGCTTACTTAGGAGGTGCTTGGAGATCAACTTCATTTGTATAAAGATAAAATAAATATTTTTAGTAAAGAAGACCCAACTTAGGGTCTTCTACTTTTTTTTAATATTTATAACTAAAACACAACAATGGCACTAATATACAGAAAAAACTTAGGACGTCCTTTAACTTCTGATGAAGTAGATGCAAATTTTCAATACTTTACAGGCTCACATAGCGTAACAGGCTCATTAGTAGTTTCAGGATCATTTACAACAACAGGTTCTGTATCATCAACAGGAGGATTTACAGGTAGTTTATTAGGTACTTCATCATGGGCTGAAAGTGCTTCTAATGCTGTTAATGCTCAAAGTGCTTCTAATGCTGTAAATGCTCAAACTGCTTCATTTTTACCTTTAGGAACATATCAAGTAACAGCAAGTTGGGCTAATAATGCTTTACAAGCAACAACGGCTTCATATATTGTAACTGCTCAAACAGCATCATATGTTTTACAAGCAATAAGTGCATCTTATGCTTCAACTGCATCTTTTGTACAAATAGCTCAAACTGCTTCTTATGTTTTACAAGCAGTAAGTGCATCTTATGCTTCAACTGCTTCATATGTTGAAAATGCTCAAACAGCATCATATGTTTTACAAGCAATAAGTGCTTCATTCTCTTCAACTGCTTCATATTTACCAACAGCTACTTACCAAATAACAGCATCTTGGGCTGAAAGTGCTTCTAATGCTGTAAATGCTCAAACAGCATCTTTTTTACCTGTAGCAACTTATAATATTACTTCAAGTTGGGCTACAAATACTTTAACTGCTTCACGAGCTATATTAGTAACTCAAAGTACACTCCCTGTAGGAGTAGGTGTTGAAGGAGAAATTATCCCAGTAAATGATAGTGGAACATATTATTTATATATGTTTATAGGTGGAACTTGGAGATCAGCTTCATTTGCTTAAAAATTAAAAATACATAAATTTAAAGGACCCCAATTAGGGGTCTTTTATTTTCTTTTAATATTTATAAACAAACCCTATTCATGGCTAATATCCCAATATATCCTGGTAGTTCATCATTTTCTCCTGGTTTAACTCCATTTGGATTTTATGACTATGATATTCAATTTCAAGCAGATGCTGATAAATTAGTCACATATTGTGCTAGAAGATTAGGATATCCTTTAACAGATATTGAACTACAGGATTTAAACTTTTATGCAGCATTTGAAGATGCTATTACTACTTATGGCAATGAAATATTTTCATTCCAGATAAGAGATAATTATTTATCTTTAGAAGGTGCTCCTACTGACACATATGTAAATGATGCTATTATTACTCCTAACATGGGAACAATAATTAAGCTATCACAACAGTATGCTGCTGAAGCTGGAGCAGGAGGAAACATAACTTACCATAGTGGTGCTTTAGCCTTAACCCCAGGCAAACAAAATTATAACTTAAACGAATGGGCTATTAGTCAAAGTATATCAGGTGGAATAGAAATTAAAAAAGTATTTTATCAAGATATACCTGCTATAAACCAAATGTATGCTCCGTTTGGAGGCTTTGCGGGATTAGGTGGTTTACCAGCAGCAGGTATATACGGTGGGATGTATGGTGGAGGATATGGAGGTGGTTATTTAATGATGCCTGTAGCATATGATGCTGCTGTAATACAAGGTATTGAAATGAGTAATACAATTCGTTTATCAAACTATACATTTGAAATTATAAATAACCATTTAAAAATATTTCCTATACCTTCAGATAATGATGCTAGACAAGGATTTTTATGGTTTGAATACATCAAATTAGAAGATAGATATGCTGACAGTATTACCCAAACTGGAGGAAATAAAGTCACTAATGTATCAAATGCTCCATATGATTATCCAATTTATTCTCAAATAAATTCAGTTGGTAAATCATGGATATTTGATTATGCTTTAGCACTTTGTAAAGAAATGTTAGGATATGTCCGTGGCAAATACGGAACAATCCCTATCCCAGGCCGAGAAGTAACTTTAAACCAAGCTGATTTATTAGCAGCTGCTACAGCTGAAAAATTAGCTTTAGTTGAAAGATTAAGAGTATATTTAGATGAAACTTCTAAAAAAGCTTTACTTGAAAGAAGAGCTCAAGAAAGTGATTTTAGAAGACAAGAAATTAATAACGTACCAATGGTAATATACGTAGGATAATGGCACTATTCGGAGGAGCAAGAGACATAAGTGTATTTAGACATGTCAACAGAGAGTTGTTAGGGAATGTTATTACCCAACAGTGTGCTTTATACAAATTTTCTTTAGAACAAACTACTGTAAATATGTATGGTGAAGCTTCTGAAGGTAAATTTATAGAAGGTCCATTTTTATTCAACTCTCTTATTACAGTAGATGATAATACATCTCCTATAACTGAATTTGGTGTTGACTTTAATTGGGGTATAACAGCTGCTTTTTTAAGAGATGATTTAGTAGAAGCAAACGTGCATCCTGAAGTAGGAGATATTATCCTATACCAGGAAAGTTATTTTGAAATTGATAATACTAATGAAACTCAGTATTTTGTAGGTAAAAATCCTGACTTCCCATATGAATCTAATCCTTTAAATCCAGGATTAAGTAACTTTGGATATAACGTAAGTATTATTTGTACTGCTCATTATACCCCAGCAGATAAATTCAATATAATCAAACAAAGATTATGATAAATAAAAGAAAACCAATCCCTAAAACTCAAAAGGAAATAAGTATTTCTCAACAGGATCCTTATGTTCCTCCAATTGGGTCACCTGGTTTTTCTCCTACTGGTAATCCTAATAATGCTGATTCTATTAATAGAGCAGAACAAACATCATTTAGAGATGATACTACTAAACCTTTATCTATTGGAATACAAGACATAGATGAAGCTGTAATATATTATTTTCAAAATGTTATAAAACCGTATGCTATACAAAACGGGGAAAGAATACCTGTACCTATAATTTATGGTTCACCTGAAAAATGGAAATCATTTCAAAAAGATGGTTATTATAGAGACTTAAATGGTCGTATAATGGCTCCTCTAATTATGTTTAAAAAGAACAGTATAGAGAAAGTTAGAAATTTAACAAATAAATTAGATGCTAACAATCCTAGTAATTTAGCAGTTTACGGCAAAAAATATAGTAAAAGAAATGAATATAATAAATTTGATATTTTAAATGACATTAAACCTGAAGAAGAATATTATATTACTGTTGTTCCTGATTATGTAAATATTACTTATGATTGTGTTATTTTTACTTATTATAATAACCAATTAAACAAAATTATAGAAGCAATAGAATATGCTTCAGATGCATATTGGGGTGATCCAGAACGTTTTAAATTTAGAGCAACTATTAATACTTTTAACCCTACAGTAGAATTATCAGATAATTCAGAACGTATAGTAAAATGTACTTTATCTATAACTCTTTATGGATACATTATTCCTGATATTCCTCAAAAGGATTTAAATTCTGTAAAAAAATCATCAAATAAGACTAGAATTATATTTACAGGTGAAGCAACTAATAATCTTCCAACAAATAATAATCCGTCTTAAAAATAAGTTTTAATGTCAACTAGAATACCATTTCGATGGGGTAACGCTAATTTTGCTTGGGAAACAAATCCTTTTCCAAACCAAAGTAAAAATCCATTTACTTGGGATGACTGTGCTTTAATAGTTGAAGTTTTAGAAGGTTTAGCAACAGGTAAATCTTCTGAAGATTTATGGAAAGATAAAGAAAAGAAAAAACGTTTTATTACTTTAATAATGAAATGTGAAGGAAAAAATATAGATTTTAAAGAAACTAAAGAAGTAATAGATCGTAAAATACGTATATCGGACATAGCCTTAGTAGCTAAAGAAGTTTTAGGCATAAACATTAAAGTAGATTTATAATGTATAAATTATTTACAGACAAACCTGAATTATTTGAGTGCAACATAAAAATTGAAGGTGCCTCACTAAAAAATAGCCAAGCCAGATTAATAATTGAAACAGAAGACCTTAGTCTTTTGTTTAATGGTACTATAAATAAAGATGGCAAGTGTACCATCCCCGTTAAAAAACTAAAAGGCTTACTAGAAGATAACACAGAAGGTCAAATTAAACTTGAGGTTATAGCAGAGGATACGTATTTTACTCCTTGGAAGTCGAAATTTCAGGTTGAGGCGTCAAGAAAAATAACAGTAGAAGTTAAGTCCCAAGACGCAGAAATTATAACTGAAAGTGCTCCTAAAGTTCAAGTTACGGGTATTAAAGAAGACACAATTGATCCTATAACAGAACACGTTATAAAATTAGTTAGAATGTTAGTTAAAGAAGATATTAATGTTAAAAATTTAACTATTAAAAAAGATAAAGTAAATAACATTGTTGCTACATATTTGCAAGAAAATAAAATTGAACAAAATCAAGTTCAAGAAATCATAGATGGGATTTTATCAAAACTCCCTAAATAAAATAAATAAAAAGTTATGGCAGGACCATTTGACTTAACCGGTCAAAACATAGAAAATACATATCAACGAGTTTTACAAACACCAGATGGTGTTAATGTCTATGATGGTACCGGTTCCGCTTTTACAATTACTGCTGTAATAGATACTGGTAGTCTAGTAACTACTTCAAGTTTTAACGCGTTTACTTCAAGTATAAACAACTTTACAGCATCTTATAATACAGGATCGTTTAGTGGAAGTTTTACTGGTAGTCTTAACGGTACTGCGGCTACTGCTTCTTATTATCAAGAAACAGATCCTGTTTTTGTAGCAAAATCTGCTTCATTAGCAACAACCGGTTCAAATATTTTTATTGGTAATCAAACTGTAACAGGTAGTTTATTTACAACTGGTTCTAATACATTAGTTGGAAATACCATACTATCAGGAACTTTACAAATACAAGGTGAATATCCTCCATCAGCTGGATCCGCATCTGTTTCTGTTGTAGGTAATGTAGACTTGAATGGATTTTTAAGATTTGATCCTGTT